TAATTAATTAAAAAGAAATGGAAGAACAAATTTATACTACTCAAGAGCAAGTAATGGAAACTCTTGATAACGTGAGTAATGAAAAATTATTAGAAATGGTTGTAGAAAAATTAGTATACGAACCAATCAAAGATATCCTAGTTAAACCACTTGAGCCAATCATGATAGATAGAGAGGTTAATGTACCATTTAAGTCTGAAGAATTAGACGAAGATGGAGAGCCTATCATGGAGATGAGAAAAGAGATTCAGCAGGTACCATCTATATTTAGAAAAGGTATAGTATTGGCATTGCCTATTGATTCTGCTTATTGTAAAGAAATTAATGTTGGAGATACAATAGTATTCAATGGCAAGTTTAATTCTGTTGAATTTGACCTTTTTAAGGATAGCATGTTGGTTAAGCCATTTGATGTCTTATTTAAAGTCAAAGCTTAATGAAAAGTATAGAAATATACACAGACGGCGCCTGCTCTGGGAACCCAGGGCCTGGTGGCTGGGCCGCTGTTCTAAGTTCAGGTTGTGATAAAGTAATAACTTGCGGTCATGATTCTGATACTACAAACAACAGAATGGAGTTAATTGGGTTCATCAATGGATTAGAAATGGCTTTAAATAGCCCCGACTTAAAACCTGGAACTCAAATCAACATATACACTGACTCTAAATATATAGAGAATCCGATTAACCTCAAATGGCTAGATAGATGGATGTTAACGCATTTTGATAAGATAAAGAATAGCGATCTATGGATTAGATTATATGAGCTAATATCAATGATGGATGTCAATGTTACATGGATTCCTAGAGAAGAGAATGCAGTTGCAGACGAAATAGCCAAGAACGCTAGAGATGGCATGTATGGGAGTAGAGCAACAATGATACTATAGGGGTTAGTAATAGCTCCTATTTTTTTGTCTAATTTTAAAAAAGATATATAAAACATGCAACAATTTGACTATGTTATACGTTTATATATATGTAACCAAACAACAAATCATAAAAATATGAAAAATATAAAATCAGTAGCAGTGACTAAGCCAGTATATGGTTTACACGTAGACGCAGTATTGTCTAGAGAAAATTCAAACGACAACTTTGTGTATAAATCAGAATATGCAGGTAAAGACCATTCTCACAAACAGATAGTAGAATTATCAGAATCTCTTTTGGATAAAGATCACTTTGTAGCAATAGAATGGTTTGCAGAAAAACCGCTTACTAATAAAGAACGCATTAATGCATTAGTTCAAGAGCGCGATGAATTATCTAAGGTAATTGTAGAGCTAGAGGATAAAATGCAGCTTGCAGATGAATCTTATGCCTCATTGGTAGAATCTATTGATAAGCAGATTAAGAAGTTTGAAGACTTGTATGTTAATCATTATGATAACTTGAAATACGCTACATTCTTTAATGAAATAGACGTGGACTTAACTGTTTATAAAAATATCTTAACAGTATTAAAAGGGCTTAAATAATGAATAAATTCATAAAGACTGTTCGAGAATCTGATGTTTGTTATGAATTTCTACGTGGTCTAAATGGATTAATGGGATTAACTAATAGAGAGCTTGAGGTATTCTCGGCTCTCGTCTCCCTTAGAATGCTTGATATAAAAGAAAAGAATTTAAAACTACCAGTCGATAGGACTGATAATAGAAAGATTCTGATGTCAACGTTGAATATTGGAAAAGATAATATTAGTAAGTACGTAAAAACATTCATAGAAAAAGGACTATTAATACGAGCCAAGAATGGCAAGATATCAATACTCGAATCATTAATACCAGACATAATAGGAGGAAGAGTTATTCAAACGTCCATAATAATAAAAATACAAGAAAATGCTAAACAAATTATTTAATTCATTGACAAAAACGTCATTTGAAAAAACGGGAAGTTATAATCCAAAAGTATCTTTATATGTAAAAAGAAAAAGACCAACAGTAGTATATATAGATAGATACACTTACGTATATCCTACATACAGGTCATTCTTTATATGGTAAAGAAAAAAGATATATTTACAGAACTGTCTGAAAAGTACAAAGTAGATAAGAAGATTATTTCTATAATATGTCAATTCCCATTCATGTTCTTAAGAAGACGAATAATGGACCCAGTTAATGAAGATATAGTAATGATTCATTTCTTTGGGAAGTTTAGAATAAAAAGGACTCAGATTGGAAAGAAGCTTGAGAAATACAGAAAGACTGTAGAATTAGAAAAAAGATTATTTAAAATTAGTAAAAGTGAACAAAGACATAATGTTTAGCAGTGGAACTGGAAATTGGTCAACGCCAATAGACCTATTCAAAGACTTAGATAATAAGTATAAATTTACAGTGGATGTATGTGCTGATACTAGTAATTATAAGGTTAAGAGATACTATAATGAGAAGCAAGATGGCTTATCTAAAGACTGGAGTAATGAGATAGTGTGGTGTAATCCACCTTATTCAAATTGCTCAGATTGGGTTAGAAAGGCGGCTGAATCTAAAAACTGCTTAGTAGTAATGCTAGTCCCCGCTAGAGTAGATACGCGGTGGTTTCATGACTACATATATAAGAAAGACAACATATCTTATGAATTTATAAAAGGCAGATTAAAGTTCTCTGGCAGCAAGACAAGTGCACCATTTCCATCAATGATAGTGATATTTAATAATTATGAGTAAGACTAGATTAGAATTTTATGTATCAGAAGCCTGGAAGAGAGCGCCGATAGGCAATAAGGTAAACTGGCTTATAGAAAGAAGTAATGAACAACGAACAATAAGAAACAATGAAAATAACAAAAATAAACAACCTAGCGAAGACTCCGGACGTGACTAACGGAATAATTAGTTTTGAGGCAGTAGACGTATCAGTTGAAGCTGGAGCAGATAATAAAGTAGTACTTGGATATAAAACAGGATTAACAATAGAGATGAATGAGGACGAGATAGGTATACTATTGGCTCCTGAGCGAGCTGTTGGGAATTCATTATATCAAGCAGGAGGCCCTCAAATAGTCGTAGGCTCAAGCACAGAAGAGCTTGTAGTGCGATATAAGGTAAATACTGACGCTATACCTTCATTATTCAAACAAGAGGATATTATAGGTAGAATGATTATAATTAAGAAGCCTACTATTGAATTTGAGTTTGAAGATAAATCAGAAGCTCCTAAAAAAGATGTTCCTGCAGCTAATCCTGAATAATAATGAAATACTTTGATATAAGTGGAGATAATGTAGTTGTTCATGCAGATGCTTTAGCAATTCCAGCATTCACAGACATATGGAATAAGTTTGATGACAAGTCAATAGCTACTAATATAATAAAATATATAGTACTGAACAATCATCACGATAGTCCATATGTCAAATCAATGCCTACTGAGATTAGAAAGAAGAAGCTAGTAGATAGATTATTCGCTGGAGACTCAGTGCTGGTAGATAGTTTTTCTGAAGCAGAGGCAATGTATGTTGCATTTACAGATACATTATCGCTACAGATGCTTAGAGGATTAAGGCTTAATATAGAGCTAATGACAAAGTCTCTTAGAAAATCAACTAACGAGGATATGTCATTTAGAGATATGAAAGAGCTGCTAGATTTAGCGTCTAAAGCAGAGAAGGCTATTAAATCTATTAAGAACTTAGAAGACCAGGTTAGAAAAGACGAATTAGAAACATCTACTGTTAGAGGCGGAGGAAAGGTTGGATATTATGAAATTCCTAGGAAATAATATGAAGATATATACATTTCACCCAAACATATATCCAGTAAGAATATGGATTGTAGTAAATGGAGATAAAAGAAAACTAGCGGAAGAGTTTGAGTATATCAAAGATGGAGAAGACTACTTACATGAAGAGGTTAATCCTAATACAAAAATGAAAACATACGCATATTGCTCTGAGTTGCTATATAATAGAAAGACAACTAATTCTGGAGTCATGATATACCTTGGAGCTGAGCTAAAGCCAAGTGAAATGGCACACGAGGCGTGTCATGCAGCAGATATGATATATAATTACATAGGAGAGGATACTATAGATTTCGGCTCTGAAGCAAATGCGTATTTAGTAGGTTGGATTGTAGAAAAAATAGATGAAGTTTGTCGAGTTGAATTTAAAGAAAAATAAAATAACATGGAAAATAAATACTACACCCCAACATTGAGAGAATTGCTGATTGCAATCATAGATGGAGATGAGATTTACTCAAGAAATAAAGACAGTGAACTAATCGCATTTAAATCTAAATCTCCATTATCATCCTTATATGAATTCATAATGATAAACAACAAACAAAGCAATATTGATGGATCTATAGACTTTAGCATTAATTTAAATAATTATTTATTAAAAATAAAAGATGGAAAGCGGATTTAAAATAGTAGATACAGGATGGGGAACGCAGGTAGAATTGACACAGATGGTATTCATAAAAGGGAATATACCAAGCAGCAAGAACAGCAAGGTAGCAACAAGCAAGGGGATCTTCCACTCGAAGACAGTGGGAAAATTCTTAAGGGAGATGGGTATTCAACACTACTCGGTATCAAAGAAAGAGATAACCTACTACAAGATTCGGCCATGCATGTTTCCGGTAAAAGACCTCAAGGACTTAATCTCTGGGTCATTGAAGACAGGATTAGAGGGAGGGCCTATAAAAATTGGCGTTCACTTCGTTCGCCAAACAAAATCTAAGTTTGACTTCCATAATATATGTCAAATAATATTCGACTTAATGGTGGCATTCGACATAATCGAGGATGATAATATGGACTGTATACTCCCATTTCCTATGAAGATAGATAACAAGTGGTATACGGTAGACAAAGATAATCCAGGCTGTTATATTTCTATATTGATATAAGGAATATAAATCAAAATAAACAACTAAATATAATATACGTTTTTATACGTAAAACAAACTAATGTTATGAAAAACACAAAAGCAAACAAGGTGGAAGCCACTAATGAAGTGATGCCTACAGTAGAAGTAATTAACGAACAAGTTAAACCAGTGGTTAAGAAAAACTATAAACCACGTAAGAAACATAACAAGAACAAACAAGAGCAGCCTAAAATTGTTGTCCTTGCAGTAGAAGATGTGGCAATCCCAGAGAATGCCATCCTTGATGTATTTACATCTGAGGATATTACTCCTACTAAGAAAGAAAAATTTAAGTTCCTAAACTGGTTGAGAAAAACTTTTAAATGGTAAATTTCAATAAGAAATACAAGAACGTAGAACACTTTCAAGCCCCGGCGCTTCATTTCCAGAAGCACGGGGTTTACTGTTTTGCACCAGAAGGGACAACCGAGTATACTGAATACTGGGATAAAGAAGAGTCTAGATGTCTTGACGGATATACAGCTCCAAATGGAGATTGGATTAGTGGGTATAACTATTTCTATTTAAACTACTGCCCTATATTAAGGCTTGTAGAGATTCAGTATAAAGATAGGAATGGAAATATAAAAACTAGACGTGAGAAGAATAGGGAGTTTCCTGACTTCTATGACTACGATGCTCATTACTTTACAGCTGTTCAAGATGCTGAAGATGATGGAAAACATATGGTTGTTCTAAAGAAACGTGGTAGTGGATATTCATTCAAGGGCGCATCAATGCTCGTTAGAAACTACGCTTTAATCCCTGAATCTAAATCATATGCCGTAGCCTCAGAGGCTGAATATCTAATAAAGGATGGTGTTTTATCAAAAGCATGGGACTTAATAGACTTTATAGATAACAATACTGCTTGGTCAAAAAAGAAGCTTGTTACAACTAAAATGCATAGAAAGTCTGGATTTAAAATCAAAGATGAGTTTGGAAACGAGACTGAGGCTGGATTTAAATCTGAGATAATCGGGGTTACATTAAAGAATGACCCAAATAAAATTCGTGGTAAACGTGGAAAGATAATACTATTCGAGGAGGCTGGTTCCTTCAAGGATATATTGCAAGCATGGCAAATAGCTAGACCGTCAGTAGAAGAAGATGGATATGCTTACGCTATGCTTATTGCGTATGGTACAGGCGGAGATGAAGGTAGTAGGTTTGATGGATTAAAGGAGATGTTCTACCATGCAGATGGTTATAACGTAAAGACTTTCCCTAATATATGGGATACTGGAGCTGAAGGTACTAAATGTGCTTTCTTTGTACCTGTATGGGCTAATATGTCTATGCTTGATGCAAAAGGCAATAAGCTGTACATGGATAAGTTTGGCAATAGTCTAAAGGAAAAAGCCACTGACTTTGCCATGTCTGAGAGGAAGAAAGTAATAGATGGAGCGTCAGATTCAAGGGCAATAGATAGATATGTAGCTGAGAACCCAATGACGCCCCAGGAGGCTTGTTTAGAGCTCACTGGTAACATCTTCCCGAAGAAAGACCTAATGACGCAGCTCAATGCTATACGCGTCAACAAGAAGCTTCAAAACCATAAACAGGTGGGTGATTTAAACTGGGTAAATGGCCAGGTTGAATGGACTATAAAGAAGACTGGAGATATTACTAAATATCCATTAGGTAAAGACGATAAGAAAGAAGGATCTATAGTTATATGGGAGCACCCAGTGAAAGATGCACCAGCAGGATTATATATAGCAGGCAATGACCCTTATGACTTTAACGAAGCTGCTAATTCAACATCACTTGGAGCTACTATAGTATATAAAAGATTCCAAAACTTTGAAGAGTACTATGACATTATAGTGGCTGAATATACAGGTAGGCCTGATACGGCTGATGAGTACTATGAGAATGTGCGTAAGCTAATGATGTATTATAATGCTAGATTACTATATGAGAATGAAAAAAAAGGCTTATATACGTACTTTACTAATAAGCACTGTGACTATCTTTTAGCAGACCAGCCTGACATTATATCAGATATTATATCTAAATCCACCGTAAATAGGCGGAAAGGCATACACATGACAAAGGGTATAATAGACTTCTCTGAGATACTAATCAAGGACTGGCTCAACGAAGAATATGCTCCTGGATACAAAAATTTAACTAGAATATTGTCTGAGCCATTATTGGAAGAACTAATTCAATATAATAGCAAAGGAAACTTTGACCGAGTTAGAGCACTGCAATGCTTGATGATATATAGAGAACAATTACATAATCTGCATGTAAAAAAGAAAGCAGAAGAAGAAAAAAGTATGAGGCTTTTTGAAGTCCCATTATTTGGCTCTAAATGGTTCGAAACAGGTAGAGACAATAGAAAATCATTATTAAATTTTTAAGCGCTTATGAAAAATCAAATAACTGCATTCCCAATACAGAAGCTTCCAATGAAGCAAAAGGATGAGGAATGGGGAGAACTATGCGTCGACTACATAATAAGTAGTGGAGAGCAGAACTCGAAGATGTTTGGAGACAAGACTGAATTCGATGAAATGAAATCGAACTACGATCTATACAATAGTATCTTTGACAAAAACGACCTGAAGTATGTTACAGACCCATTTAATCAAGAAGATGGATTTCCTGCTTCACCTCAGAACTTCAATATAATAAAACCAAAAATAGACCTTTTAATTGGAGAGGAAACTAAAAGGCCTGACAATTATAAGATATCCAGGACCAGTCAATCAGCTGCATCAGATATGCAGGATTCTATGAAGCAAATGCTTATGGAATATGTAATGGCATCTGTAACTGCATCAATGTCAGAGGAACAAGCTGCTGAATTTCAAGCTAAGCTTGAGTCTGGTGAGGTTATGCCACCTGAGAAGATTGCGTCATTTATGTCTAAAGAGTATAAAGATGTAGCAGAATCATCTGCATATCATGCAATGAGTTATCTTAAGGAGAGGCTTAATACGAGACATGAATTTAATAAAGGATTCTCTGACTTGCTAAAAGGTTCTAAAGAGATATTTTATGTAGGGATTCAAAACGGGGATCCTACATTGGAGCGAGTAAATCCATTATACTTCACTCATGACACTGCACCTGACTTAGAATTCATTGAAGATGGAGACTGGGCTTGCAGACGAATGAGAATGTCTTATACAGAAGCATATGATAGATTGTACGATAAAATGTCAGAAAAAGACCTAGACAAGCTATTGGATATTACAGGACAAAAACCTACATCAGGCAAATACGGCCCTATGAAGAATTCAATGGTTGATTACGTGCACATGGACACTATGATATCAAATCCTAGAAATGAAGACAATTTTGACTCAAATGTCGTTAACGTATGGCATGCTACATGGAAATCATATAAGAAAATAGGCTTCGTTAAGTATATAGACGATAATGGAGAATTGGTAGAAACTGTTGTCTCTGAGAACTATTTGGTTATTGGAACAGAAGAGTCTATTGAATGGAAATGGGTTATTGAGGTATGGGAAGGCTACAGAATTGGGGCTGATTTATACGTAGGAGTGCAGCCGATAGAATACCAACATGTATCTAGAGAAAATCCAAATTCGCAGAAATTGCCATACTTCGGCGTAATATATAATGGTGGAAAATCATTAGTGTCAATAATGAAGCCACTTCAATATATGTATATTATACTTTGGTATCGACTTGAGTTGGCGCTAGCTAGAGATAAAGGTAAGGTACTTAATATGGACATAACGCAGATACCTAAGGACATGAATATAGATCCAGCAAAATGGATGCACTATTTATCTGCAGTAGGTGTTAACTTTATTAATCCATACGACAATGGATATGATATTCCAGGCAGAGAAGGAGGTAGGGCTAGTGGCTTTAATCAGATAGCTGCAGTGGACTTAACAATGTCTAATGTTATTGGAGAGTACGTCAATCTTATGTCTAAGATAGAAGATATGATATCAGAAATATCTGGTGTAACTAGGCAAAGACAAGGTTCTATATCAAGTAGCGAGCTTGTTGGAAATGTTGAACGCTCTGTACAGCAGTCCGCATATATAACTGAATCGTTATTCTGGACCCATAGCCAATGTAAAAAGAACGTCTTAAAAGGGCTTATAAATACAGCTAAAGAGGCATGGAGAGATTCAGGTAAGACTAAATTACATTACATACTTGATGATTCCACAAGGACATTCCTTGAATTAGAGGAGCCATTCTTCTATGAAGATATGGATATATTTGTTGTAGATTCAACTAAAGAGATGCAAAACCTTGAAATGGTTAAAAGCCTTTATCAACCTGCGATGCAGAACGGAGCTACGCTTCTTGATATTGCCGAGATTATAACTCTTGATAATATTACAGAGATGAAGCAAGCGTTGAAGCGCATTGAAGAGAAAAGGATGCAATTGCAAGAGCAGGCTAATCAAGCTGAGAATGATAGACAAATGCAGCTTATACAAGCCCAAAACGAAGCCAAGCAAGTTGAAATGCAGCTTAGGTCTGCTGAGCTTGATATGGAGAAATATAAGATAGATACTGATAATCAGACTAGAATATATGTTGCCCAGCTTAACGCATATAGAGGCGCTGAGGATTTAGATGCAGATATGAATGGAGTTCCAGATCCAATAGAACTTGGAAATCTAGCCATAAAACAAACTCAAATGAATGCAGATATAGCTGATAAGGCTATGCAAGCGTCAGAGAAAATGAGAGCTGAATCTGCTAAGATAGATATAGAAAAAAGAAAAGTAGCCGCATCTGAGAAGGCAGAGCAAGCTAAGGTAGAGATTGAGAAATCAAAACTTAATCTTGAAAGATACAAGGTAGAGCAAGCCAAGGTTCTTCAAAAAGCCAAAGATGATGCAGCCTACAAAAGAGAACAATTAAAAGCAAAAACAGCTAGAGCTAATAAGGTTTCTGGCGAGAAATAAATTTAAATAGATTAAATTATGAAAGATACACTAAATGGATTTTCTGCCATATTCGAAGAGATATCGAACGAAGGTATTGACCCAGAGAAAGTATTAGGCGGAGGAAACGAGCCAGAGATAGATGAGAATGGAAATGTTAAATATAGCGAAAAGCTAGATAGGCTTCCATCAGGTGATGAGCCAGATATGACTCCGGATGATTTGGATATAGAGCCAGACAAGGATGACGATGATGAACCAGAAGAAAAGATATCTACAGAAGAAGATGAGCCTGCTGAAACAGGAGATGAGGCTACTGCTTTATTCTTTGATGCGATAGCAGAGGCTGCTGGGTGGGAAGATATTGACGCTGAGGCAAAACCAAAGACTCCAGAGGAGCTTATAGAATACTTTAAGGACGTTATATCTGAGAACTCAAAACCTCAATACGCTAATGATGATGTAGCAGCTCTTGATGAATTCGTTAGAAACGGTGGAAAGATGGAGGACTTTATCAAGGCTTCCGGTGAATTCGACTATGATAACATAGACACATCTAATGAGTATATGCAAAAACGAGTAGTTAGCGAATTCTTATCAAAGAAAGGTTTCTCGGAAGCTCAAATATCAAGAAAGCTAGAGAAGTATGAAGATGCTGAAATTCTAGAAGACGAGGCAAAAGACGCAATTGAGTCTCTAAAAGAGATGGCTCAAGAAGACAAGAAAACGCTATTAGAAGAACAGAAGAAAAGTAGAGCTCTCGCAGAACAGGAACAACAAAAGTTTGTTGACACCGTTATGAGTGAAATAGAGGCTATGGACAATGTTCGCGGTATTAAAATACCAAAAGAAGATAAAAAAGCCTTGACCAATTATCTATTTAATGTAGAATCTGACGGTAGAACTAAATATCAAAAGGACTACGCCAAATCTACTAAAAACTTAATAGAGTCCGCATACTTCACTATGAAGGGCGACTCACTATTAAACTCCGCGAAAAAAAGTGGAGAAACAACCGCCACTGATAAATTCAGACAGGCGATAAAGACGACTGGGCTTGGAAAGTCTAAACAGCCAATAAGTACCGGAGCTAGTGCACCACTATGGACCTTAGCCTCAAAATCACTACTGGCATAATATAATTGGCCAATTAATTAATCAGTTTTATATGGAAAATTCAATTCTTAATGACTTGGTAATGTATAAAGGAAAATGGTTCTCTGACCTTGTGGATGAGAATATGTTAGCCAATGCATTACTTACAAAACCTCATGAAGTTGCCGGCGTAGTATCCTACGTGTTTGGTGCAATGGATCAGGGGTACAGCTCTGTACTTGACTTCTTAACAGGAGGTATGGGCAAAAAAATGACTATCGACCAACGCGAATATCGTTGGAAAGTTATGATCGATTCAGACCGTGCTGTAACAATTCGCTCTGCGAAATGGAATGGTGCTGCAGTAGATTCAAATTCTAAGGCAGGTCTTGGCAACACTCCTATCATGCTATCTGTTGAAGATAAATGGTTTGGTCCAGGTGCTATAATCGAACTTGACGACAAAGAATATCAATTACGCGTAGCCGGCACTCCTTATCAGGATGGCAACGAGTGGGTTTACACTTGCTTTATTGCTGACGGTCAAGCCGATTCTTATGTTCCTTATCAATATTTACAAGCCGGATGTCAAGTATCTCGTCTTGGTTCTGCATACGAAGAGTATTCTGAAGAAGCAGATATCATCAACTACAATACTCATATTGAGTTGAAAAACCACTTGACTACTCACCGTTTGTCTTATGACATCACCGGTTCTGCATACAGCACTGTATTAGCAGTTGGTTTGAAAGATCCTAAATCAGGAAAAACTACTTACTTGTGGTCTGACTTCCAGGAATGGAAAGCCATGCGTGAGTGGAACAAACGTATGGAACGTCAATTAGTATATTCTAAATACAATGCTAATTCAGATGGTACTACAGACCTTATGGGTACAAACGGACGTCCAGTTTATATTGGCGCCGGATTGTTACAACAGATTGCTCCTGCTAACCGTCGTTACTATACTCAGTTGAGCGCAGACTTACTTGAAGACTTCTTATTTGATATGTCTTATAATATGTTGGGTGCTTCTGAACGTAAATTCGTAGCCTTCACTGGCGAGATGGGTATGCGTGAGTTCGACCGTGTATTGAAAGAAAAAGTTGCAGCTTATACAGTTGTTGACTCTAAATTCATTACAGGCGCTGGACAACAGTTAATCCTTGGTGGTCAATTTACCACATACAGAATGACTAATGGTATTGAGCTTACAGTTCGCCATATGCCTTTGTATGACGATATTATCCACAACCGTAAGTTACATCCAGTTACTGGTAAACCACTTGAGTCTTATCGTTTCACTTTCTTAGATTTTGGAACCCGTGATGGTGAAGCCAACATCGTAAAAGTTGTACGTAAAGAACGTGAGTTGTCTATCTGGCATACTGGTGGTTCTGTAACCCCTGGAGCTGGATACGCTAAGTCTATCAGTACTTTACGCTCTAACGCTAAAGACGGATATTCTGTACACTTCTTAGGTGAATGCGGTATCATGGTACGTGACCCACGCGCTTGCGGTGAGTTAATCATGGACATTGCAGAGTAATAAATAAAATATATATGCGGTGGTTGGTTCTGCCGCATATTACAATATGGCATATTGCCATCTTATGTAAAACTAATCTTATAAATAAAATATAAATGATAGTAACACTTAGACACAAACGCAAAGACCCATGGGCTGGCGTTACAAAATATAAAGGATGCTTTGACTATATTAGTCCACTATTATCTAGATCTGGAAATGCACATACTGGATTAGAGAAAGAAGACTCTGAAAGACTTGAAGCAGCACTTCACTTAACACCTGGAACATTACTTCCATATAGTAAATATTGGAATACGTTCGCTGTTAAGATAACAAATAAAGAATTAGTCCTTAACACTGAAATGCCGTGGGATGAATTGCAATATTTGTTTTTAAAGAATCATAGCAAGGTTGCGAATAGCATTAGCGATTCAAATCCAGGAGCTACATGGGTTCTTATAAATAAAGAAATTGAAGCTCAAGAAGCTAACAAATCTTCTCGTAGACGAAGAGAGGCTATTAAAGAGTTTGATAAAATGTCTATCAATGACATGAGAAAATGTTTACGACTACTTGGTATTAAATCAGATGGATTATCTAATGAACTCATAGAGAATAGAACTTATGACTTCGTAGAGAAAGAACCTGATAAATTCTTTGCTAAATGGGTAGACAACAAAACAAAAGAAACAGAGTATATAATCGAGGCTGCTATATCTAAAAATATAATCAGGCGCTCTAGAAATATATACTATTACGGAACGGAAGTTATAGGAAATTCTATGGATGATACCATTGTTCATTTAAATGATAAAAAGAATCAAGACCTAAAACTTGCAATTATGAACGATTTAGAAAGTAAATAATGACATTATCACAACTGCACTTATATATAAAATTAGAGTTAGATAAGTCTAATGTATCTGGATATCCATCTTTTCTTCCTGAAGAGATAGATTACTTTATAAACACAGCTATTAAGCGTTTTTATAAAAGGAAATACTCTGGGGTTAGTGCTGTTGGAGGTTCATTTCAGCAAAATCAACTCAAGAGTGATGACTTCAGAAAGGTTGTCAAGACTGCTGAGATATTAAAAGCATCAATGACTGTATCTGGCAATCAATACATAGCAGACTATCCGTCTGACTATTGGATTGGAGTTGGAGAATCTGCTTATATAACGTCAACTGATTCAGAATGGCCTAAAACCAGTTTGAATGTAGCAATACCTAGAAAGGTTGATGTGTTTGAAAGAACCATAGAAAACTTAGATTCTACTCTAAATAATAGTTTATCCGAACACAAATTAAACCATTCATATGCTAGACCAATACGTGTCTACATGAATAGCAAGATATACTTATTTACAGATGGGAATTACTCTATAGATAAGTATGTTATAAATTACATCTCAAGCCCAGTAGAGGTTGATTGGCATTCTCAAGTCAATGACAAGAATACTTACCAGCTAATATCTGTTCCAGATCACGCATGGGATGAGATTATTTCAATGGCCACTAAGGCGGCTATAGAAAATATTGCTGATTCAAGGTATCAAACCTATTCAGCAGAGACCCAAGCAATTGGGTAAAAACTCAGTTTAGTATCGACGAGGAAATCTGAAATAAGAAAGTAGAAGAACTAAACGATTAATTAATAAACTGAGTCGACTAAATATTAATTAAATAAAAAACAAAAATTATGTTACAAAAACCAAATACAGTATTCGTTGGAAAGAAAGTTAACGCTGCTGGTTCTACATTAGTTGTTGGTGAC